TGGTTCGTTGTTATTGTAATCAGCCATACATCTTTCTCTTCAAATCTATCTTAAGTTTACTTCGCTCTGTTGTTTTCAGTATCGATTGTATAGTAAACAGTCTACCGTATTTTAACACAGCATCGGCCACGTCGTCAACTCCGTCTTCCCATTCTGGAAATGCAACACTCCATCCAAATTCCATTGCTTGGTTAATAAGTTTCTCTCCTGGAGCATCTCTGTCTGGCACAACAATTACCTGTCTACCTAGTCCGTCTATCAGCTCTCGCTGTGTATCATTTATCTCTGAACCCAGTATACTAACACCAGAAACGGTAATTGCATCGAACGGTCCTTCAGTGACCAATACAAACTTCCTTGTCCAGTCCTGTGCGTCCATGTTGAAAACATATCCCGGTTGTACGTCTGTGTAGTATTTGACCTTATCAGACTGTTCAAACATCCTACCCGTGAATCCTACTATGTCTCCCCGCCAATAGAATGGTATCAACAATCTTTTGTTAACGTCCCAGTGTTTGTCAGGCGAGTACATAAAGTCATACCAATCTGCGCCTATACCCCTACCTGCCAGGTAGTTCAACATGTTATCAATCTTGCTTTGTTGTTCTGTTGGCATTGTTCCTATTGTGTATTCTTCCAACCAATCGCCTAGCGATCTTGCCTGACTTGGCAATTGTTTTTTCTTGAATGTAACAAATTTTTTCTTTTCATATTTGATATCGCCCTCTTCTTCACGCATGGCCTCGATTGCTAATTTACGTATTGTGTCATCAGGTACGCCAATGTATCCCATGAACTGTCTCATCTTGAATGTAAGTTTTCTTCCTATTACATAACTTGCTTTGAATCCACAGTTGAAACAATGGTACGAAACAGTTCCGTCCATGCTAGTCATGATGCCTCCACGTTTTTTCTTGTCAGCAGTTTCACCGTGGTGTACACAGCAAGGAGCATTGAACGAAATCCATCCGCTTGGAGTTTTTTTCCTACCCGCGGGTAGACTCGTCAGAATAGTAGATTGGATCAGGTTCATACCTTATATTTTACTGTCTATATAGGATTTTGTCAATCACTCCAGTATTACCAGAGTCGTTGCCCCAACTAAACCTTACTCCGTGATAAACACCGGTAAAGTTAAAATTGGTAACTGTGGTTGAACTAGAGAAAGTGTTTGCAGGTGATCCTGCACCTTCTGTGGTAATATCAAAATAATCTGCGTTCTGTGGCGAAGCACTCATTGTTCCTTGCACTCTCACTGTGCCTGTGAAGTTTTTTGTGTACACTGCGATTGTGTGTAATGCTTTGTTATTGTTGATTCCTGGTCTTGCATCAATATTTCCTGAGGTATGCCCCAGAGGTCCACCCACTGCTGTGAAACTTGATACTTCTGTACTTGCAACGAACTCCGGATATGCACCATCTAAAAGTTCAACTGAACCAGCCGCCGCGTATCCTGTGTCTGCATATGTGATCTCTCTACTACCATCTGATTTTACTTCACGAATTGCAAAGTTGTAAAATTTTGCATCTAATGGTAATAGGTCACTTTCTGAAATAGTGCAACTTGCATCACCTTTTGTGCTTACAGTTGATCCGTCGTCTAGTATTGAAAGAGTCTTTGTAATAACTGCTTTTTTGCTCTCAGAATCAACGATATTAAGCTCATACGTCTTGGATGTGATATCCTGGGCCTTTTGGTCCTCGTTTTTAAACGTGAATGTAAGTGGATTATTCACTCCTCTATGTAGTGTTAGACGTCTATCGTACACTTGTGAGTTCCTCCCGTGATAACCATTTACGTAGGCTATTACCAGTTGATTTATTAAATACCTTTGTACTGTTTGCATAATACATATTTAACAGTATTTATAGATATAGAATGAACGAAATTTTTAACACTCTAAGGGACAAGTTCCCGTTCCTAAGCCTCATAAGAAAAGGCGATTTGGAGTTTGTAGGTATAGTACAGAACGAAGATTCTAATGTCATTAGTTTCTATGATTATGGTAGGATAATGAACCCGCAGGACAAGATGATATTTCTAAAGCATGGCGAAACTTGGTGGCATGAATCAAATAGAAAAATACCCATCAACATATTCCTTAAAGGTGACTTCCGTTATTTCCGTACAACATTGGTCACATTGAACGCAAAAGATATAGAAATAGTCCATGGTCCAACAGTAAGGCTTTCTGATATTTCAAAGAAACGGGTCAAAAGGAAGACTATCCAGTTAGTCAGAAGACCTATTTAATTTTTACAACACGCAAAAAAAAAGACCGCTGTCTGCGATCCCATCTAATATTGATACCACGTGGGTGCCAAATCTTCTGCCAATGCGGCAGTTCGTTGCGTATCCATCTCTTACTCATTTGATATTGCTTGTTCAACACCTTGATAGGCCTCTTACTTTTATCACGCCATATGAAATCTAGATGTGCAACGAAGTCAACAGCGGTCATCGGTCCATTGTCAGACAGGTCTACTATTTTGTGTTGGGGAGTTTTTTTGAGCTTTTTAACTTTGTTGTGGTGCATCAAAACTATATTTAGCTCTGCTTATCAAATTCATCTGAACTACTATTGCCTGGGCATACGCCACAGCATGTGATTTCTTAAAGAAGTAACTTCCATCTATTGGTTTTACCCACACTTCTTTCATAATATCTGTCCAATCTTTATGCATAAGTCCTCTCTTCGCAGGACGTATTATTGCTAGTACAGCCGCAAGTTGTTGTATATTTTTAGGTTGCAACTTGGATACTATGTTGAAATGGCCATTCAGGTGAAAAAGGTTTTCTACCACTTTGGTATCTTTCAGCATGTCCCAGTCAGGCTCTTGAATCATTAGTTCTACAAGTTCCTGTTCTGATTTAACCTCTTTGTAAATGTTAACATTCAACATGTCTACCTTAAAATATCCTCTGTCTTCCGCTTTCTTGTAATCTAAACTAGAATGTTTAGTAACCGGATGTTCAGGCACAGCATGGAAGTAAACACCAGTTTTGTGTTTCTCTGTTTTATTTTCTTTTATTATTGTAGCAGGGGTATGCTTAAACAATTTTAAAACGCCATCTCTGTCAAAAAAATCTATATCTACATCAGGCATTAGTGTACACTTCCTTTGTCTTTTTCGTTAAATTTTATAAATTTTTCTTTAGACCCTGGTTGTAATATTTCAATTACATCTAGAAGTTTTCTGTAGCCTTCTGTGTTAAGCATTTCCGTATCCATTTTTGGTATTATAACTTTTCCTATTGTACCATCGTTTTTTATAATCACTGCACAATCTCCATCATCAAATTCTAAATTATCTGAAACCTCTAAATCTATCTTAGACAATTTTAGCCTCTCTCGCCGTGTCTTGCACGAGCATATGATCCGCTGGGTAACTTTTCAACTTGCTTGGCCAGAAACTGGTGTTTATAAATCTTTCAATCATTTGTAATTGTTCATCGTTAAATGATTTTAACATTCTTTTTCCTGCACTGCAACCTAACAGTAACCATGGACTTATCTTGCCTTGTTGTATGTGTTGAACTGCCCTGTTGGTGTTGACCAATCTAAAGTAGTCAGGCCATTGTGCGTTTTGTTCAGTAGCCCAATCCATCATTGTTGCAATACTTCTTTGTAATGCGGCCTCCACCGGTTCTGATTTTAGTGCTTCGATTAGATACGTTTCATACAAATCATCTCTCGACCAGTGATCCAGTTTTATTTTTGATTTCAATACAAACTCAATATATTTCTCTGGGTATAAAGGATTTATATGCATAATAAATCTACCAAACTTTACAAAAGCATTGTAGTACGGACTCTTAACAAATTCATCATATGTCTTGGTCTTTGAATTATGTTGGTGTATCTGGTAGAATCTTTGGAATACCATGAATGCATTTACTACCCATTTCTCATCTCGTTGTAGGTATCTTCTCTTAGGTTCGCACAGATGTACCTGTAGTGTACGTTCCTTTGCAAACTCTTTGCCACAGTATGTGCATTTATTTGTCGATGCCATGTGCTTCTATCAATTCTTCTAGTTCTCTATCACTGATTATTTTATCAAGTGCTTCTAGGTCTGATTCTTTCCATGTAGGATAAATTTTTTGTAATTGTTTTAAACTTTTGTTTGGAACCCTCTTCATTGGCTTAATCCATGGATGGAACTGTTGTTGTAATGATCCGCACATGGCGGTCAATATCCATAACAGTTTTTTATGTTTGCCTAGTGTGAAACAATGTTTGTTTACACATTCGTTGACCATTTCCAAATAGTGTTCAACAAAAAATTGATCTTTAGAAGACGTGCTTGACACATATCTCATCAGCATGTATGGCGAGTATAGTGATTTTTCTTTGTCGTCTATACGGTCAAAGTAATCTTTGTTTCTAAAGTCAACGGCTTTTAATCCATTTCTAAGATCAAAAAATTTTCTATTTTTTTCTGCTGGCATATTTTAATCCGAACATTGTACAGTCTTTTGGTGTAATAAAAGTTAATTTTATTTTATTTTGCATATGTTGTAAACCTGTAAGTTTTTTATTAAGTTTTACTTTGGTGAGCCAATCAAAGAAGTCCATAGCCCACTCGCCTTGATCCATCCATACAGCAACTTTGTCTGATGTGATCATAAGCGGTGCTTCTATATTAATTGATCTTCTACCAGACTGAGCCATAATCTACCTGTTCACATTGTCTTGAAATATCCTTAACAAAATAAGCACACATCGGTTTTGGTCCGTTGCTTAATGGAACGGCCAACATCTGTCCTGATTTGATTTTAGGAAAGTACCATTTTACTTCTGTGTATATGTCAACAACATCAATTGGAAAAAATTCTGGTTTTGGGCTTGACAATGGGTTGAACGCAAACGCATCAAATCCTCTGTCGTTTAAACTTGTAATAGGTAGTACATGCATTTCAGACTGGCCTGCTTCACCTATTAACATTTTCCAATCTAATGGCATTTTAAGTTTGTAGTTACCTATTTCTAATACTGCCGCCGGTGCATTAAAACTTTCTAAGAAAATTAAAGGTATGTAAAAGAAATCAGGATTAGCTGGATCTGAATTATCTAAAACTGCAAATCGCAGATCTTCATCCACCCATTCGGGTATCTTTTCTAGTTTGTATGTTCTATCTTCTAGTGTAAGGATTTTCATAATTTATCTTTTCTATATTATACGGGTAATTGGCCTCTTTGTAAAACTTTTTCCTTGCCCCCAGATGTCTTTTCGCAAACTTGCAACTGCTGGTAATGTCCCATATTTGTACACTGTCTTTGTCTTCTGCTTTTCTAATACCACGTCCTATACTCTGTATGACCCTTACAAATGACTTACCGGGCTCTATAAGGACAAGATTAAAAATCCTAGGAATATTAATCCCAACAGCGGCAACTCCATATGTGGCAATAATAACTTTATTTGTTGCAGTAGATATTTCATCATATTGTTCCTTCCTATCCATGTTTTTAGTTGACCCCGATACAAATACGGAATCCTTTATTTTCTTTTCGAGAATCTCGCCTGCTGATATTCTATCAACCAATATTAGTGTGTTACCAGATGAGGATATATCTTTGATAGTGTTAGCCACCCAGGACATTCTTGTATCATCTGTTGTCAGCCATTTAAGTTCTTCTGCATATGTTTTAAACTGTGGATGATCTTGGGTTTGTAAAACATTTACATGACAGTTTGCAAGTACACCTTTGTCTTGCAGTTCACTTGCCTGTATTCTATTTGATACTTCACCTATGCTACATTTCAATCCCATAAACTCATAATCCGCCTTAGGTACTGTACCTGTCAGTCCCCAACGTATGCCACAGTGTGCGAATGGTCCTGTTAACAATCTTTTTAAAACATCTGCTTTGGCCATGTGTACTTCGTCTATGATCACTGTGTTAATTCCTTTTATTGCTTCTGCAAATACTTCAGAGTGTTCGTCCTTGCTTTTCTTTTCTAATACATTTAATGATTGCCATGTTGCTATTGTGTTGAATCTACCGAGTTCTTTCCTGTCTCCGTAGTACACACCAACATCTAAATTACAAGCAATGAAGTCCTCTTCTGTCTGTGTTACAAGACTCTTGTTTGGAACTATTGTAAGTGTCCGGCCATATGGTTCGACCAGTTGGCACAGTGCCGCTGTAATAATGGTCTTACCTGCACCTGTGGCGATCTCTTGTATGCTTTGTGGATGTTCAATAAACTTGTTTATTGTTTCCACTTGATAGTCTCTTAATTCTATTGGCTGTCCTGCCGCTGGATGATTTTTAGGCCAAGTTATATGTGATAGATAGTTTTTGTCCACCACCTTAAATTCAAAATTGTGCTTCTCTCTACGGTCCTCAACATCTATGTACACCCCACCCTCGTCAAGGATTGGAATGATCTGGTCAACTAGGTTCAAATAGGTTGTGCCACCTAACCCAAAGAAACTTACTTTCCCGTCCCATCTACCCAATTTAACTGCTGGTAGATGTCTTGCATATGGTATCTCGTATTTGAATTTATTAGATAATCTCTTACGCCATTCGAGAGATAGGTTCTCGAACTTCACATTAACTTCGTCTTTTATTACTAATTTACAACTGCTCATTTAAAGTTTTACTATATTACGATCTTGCCAATCCCAACTACTCGGTTGGTGATCACTATAATACAACTTTTTTGGAAGATTCTCAAGAAGTCTTTTTAGATTATCTGTACCTGAGGCATAGTAGCCACCACCAAGTGCAATTAACGATGCTCTTGGTTTAATTTTACTTTTAATCATTGCTCTTGGTATTCTGTTTCTTACAAATATTATTTTGGTATTATCGCTGATCAGTTTAAACTGTTTACTCATTTGATGTAGTTCATACAAGTTTTGGAAAAACTCATGTGATCTATTATTATTGATTAGTGTAGTTCTTTCTGGAGTACAACCGTCTTTGTAATCTTTATTGTACACAGGTTCCTTGACGTCAAATCCCCAACTGCAATCATTAAGTAGATCTACTCCTGTGGATTTAAAGGCATTTAACCATTCCCAGAAAGTTTTAACATCTTCCTCCATGTGAATGTCTCCGCTGACAGGAATCATTAATGGAAAACAATCTAGCTCTGTAAGTGCATGTACTACTTCTTTTTTAGTATATCCTATCGAGTCGATCCACATATTATTATTGTTATTGTGAGCGACCTTGTAGGCCAATTGTGACTTGGCAGGTATCTTTATGCCGTTAGTTTTTATAGCAAAGTTTTTTAAAGCATCCACCTGTAATAAAGGAACTTTGTCTTTGATATTAGTATTCCAATATTCTTGCAGTGTTTCGTTCGCATCGCTTAATACCACCTCACCACCTATTACTCTTGCAGTTGGTTTACGATGTCCTATTATTTCTTTCTTTATCATGTCATAGTCATTGAGTAGACTATCATCGATAAATTTAAAATCATATCTCACTGCAATCAGTGTCAGGTAGTAAGCAGTGACATCGCTGTGTAAAAAAGTCCATGTCTTTGCTTCACCGTCATACTGACTGTACCCTGCAGGCATATCACGTTTGTCCTTTAGACATCTTATAAGTTGTATTACTTTCTTATTGTATGGAAATTTTAATTCTATCTTGTCAACATTTTCCTCGTCTGTGTATTTTTCAATAATCTTTTCAAAACTGATTACCCGGAACTCGTCCTCGTATTTTGGCTTATCTATCAATGGTTTGATGTCCATGCCATGTGCCTGGAACTTTGTAAGGTACCTTTTTAGTATTACCAATGCTAACCTGGCTTGTTTTTCAGTCCATGGATATTGTGATTCTGCCAATGACGTAACAGTTGCCTTGTCTTTGGGGTGTGGCCTAATTACGGCTGTATTTCCTACCATTGAAGCATTTGCCCAAAAATAATCATTATATGCTAGTATTTTAAGTGCTTCGTTAATAGTTTTTGGTAAATCTGTGTGCATATCGTCCATAGTATTTTAGATAATTATTAATATAGTATAACATAATTGGTAATACTGTCAACCATGAAAAAAACTAAAAGTAAAAAGGTCAATGTTAGAAAACAACTTAAAGTTAAGTTGGAAAATACTCTGACAAGACATAAAAATATTGCTGGTTTTAAACCAACAGAACAGCAGTTGTATCATTGGTTTAATGTGATAAACAGAGGACTTTTCAATAGTAGATTACCAAGAGTGCCGTTGTATCTCAAAAAATTACAAAAAGATTGGGGAAGATGTGTAGCTAATTGGGATAATAGAAAAACTCCTAAAGGTAAATTTGATCAAAGGATTATCCCTTACCACATTGAACTTGAATACTATATTGAACTACATTGCAAGTTTCCAAAATGGAAAGACTTCATAGAAACACTTGCCCATGAAATGGTGCATCTCTATCAAATGACATGGTTGAAAGATCCTTATTCAAACCACAACGCTAACTTCTTTGCTTGGAAAACTAAATTTAAATCAGCAGGCCTTAGACTATCAAGGTGTTAACACCTTTTCAAACTCCGCATACGTTATAACTTTACTGTTTCCTAGATCGGTACCTGTTTGTAAGTTATGCATATATTCGGGTGGGTTGTCATGTACCACAGTATAGTTCACGTAAGGTCTCATTTTCAACATATCTCTAAACTGTTTTAACCATCCGTCGAACACTGTGTCATCGTGACGTGGCCCATAGTTTGTTGTGTCTTGATATATGTTATTCAATTGTCCCCTACCGTATTCTCTAAAGTCGTAACCAAGCAAGTAAATGTTTTTGTGTCCATGCACACCTGCTGTCCAGAAAGCTGTATTGCCAGATATCCAATGTGGATTGTTTGGAACCAAGTGGAGCAATGGCGGGCCTCCTCTAGGATGCCTGTTAACTTCCAACACTGGAGCATAGTGTATGCACTGGTCATAAACTTTGTCTTTGACCATTTGTTGTGTCATCTGTGCATCAACACTAAAAATAAAATCCGGCATGTAATCTCTATACAACGCATTACATCCATATGTTTGTCCTGTGCTTTTAAGTCTATTCAAATCAAAATCTTTTCTCGATGGGCCATTGCCTATGCAATATGCGTTGCCGTTTGCTGTTGCCTTTACTCTATCTTCATAAAAAGCGGTTTCCTGTATTCTTTTTCCCTTACGTATTGTTAGATTGGTGTTGACAGTTTCACCTAGGTATGCTTTCCATTGTATTTCTTGTACTGTATTTTGTCTAGGGAGTGGTCTTAATACTCTTACATCTTTCATAGATATTTTTCCAAAATTCTTTTTCTAATTTTTTTCCATGGCAATCCTTGTGTTATTTCCTCCGGAAACCATTCAGTGTATGATAACTTGTTTGTCCACTCTTGTCTATCAGGCATTACAGGATTATTGATGTTTGATAAAGAATGATTACCAACGTCATAACACAAACTATTCTCAGACACAAACACAGGTATGCCATTTATCACAGCCTCCATGGCAGGATTAGAACTATGATTCACAACTGCCCAAGCATTTTTTAAAGTTTCTTTGAAGTTCGTGTCGTCTATGGTATTCTTGTCCATTATTGGATGTTGGACACTAACATTCTTATATTTTTTTGCATTGAAGCCTACTGGGTTTCTTGGATGAGGCCTAACTTGTATAGGTCGATTTGTGTGTTTTCTTAATTCCTCAATTTGCTGTTCAAACCAAACATTCATACTAGGCATGCCATTCCATTGTTCGGATGCCTGATGTTGTCCTAAAATAATAATATTATCACCGGTCTGTTTCCATGGGCTCAGTGTGTGTTTGAATAACGGCCATCTAGTGTTGTCCACATCTTGATTGGCGAAATCTGCTTTCCTGTTTACACCATTAATTGCAATCTTAAAACTTTTGTTCCGTCTAAGTCCTCCAACTTCAAGTACAATCACTGGCTTGTTTGCCTGTTTATATCTTTCCCATATTTGTTTGTAGTTCCGCATTCTACCTAGCCATAGTACACTCCATATCACTGCCACGTCGGCATCACTATTACTGTTTAATACAACTTCGTCTCCCGCCTCTCTTAAACTTTCAATGAACGCTTTAAATATTGGTTCCGAATTCAAAGGTCCGTGCTGTGTCCAAACTTCTAATTTCATTAGCTTTTAATCTGCTTCCAATAGTCTAGTTGGGCAATGTCTTTCGTCTCTGCACGTGATTGTGGTTTAAAATCTTTTCTCCAACTAGTACCAGACTCTTTTCTGTTGCCTTTGAAATGGTCCATGTATAATCCTAATACACTGTTGATGAACACATGATGTCCTTTTACACCACTAGCATACCCTATGTCGTTTACTTTTGCCCCTTTTTCCTTTTGATATTTTTTTGATAGATACCAGAGAGACGAACAGTCTGTCCATCCTGATGTAAGTTTGAAGATACCTGCATTTATGTAAAGGTCCTCCCAGTCATTGTTTAAATTTTTTATCTCAGGATGATTAAGGTTGTACCCAACAAATCCACACTCCGGATCTTTTCCTCCGTCTGCAAGTTTAGGATTCTCACGTCCCAAATAAGTTATTAAACTGTCTTGGGGTAGTAACTCTATTAGAAAACTCTCCGGCATAGGTCTAAAAGAATATGTGTCTGCATCGAGCCATATTACATAATCATAACCACCAGATGATTTTATTGCATGTGTGACACAGAATATTTTGTTAGAAAATCTTACAGCATTCCATTGGAATGATCCTTTTGTTGGCATAGGGCCCGGTCTCCTCACCCCATTTGGTATTTGCTGTATCTCACCATTAGCGACTGGGTCATGCTTGTACTTGTTTTTGAATTTTAATAATTCAGGTTGTACTTCGTGAGCGTCTAGCCATTGCACTCTCGGATGTTCAAATATGTCTTGTGTTTGTGATTCATGATATACAACCACGTCAGTGTTTGCAGGCCAATGTTCTAGCACACTATCTACTGCTCGTTTGGCATACTGATTCCATGTGCCGGGTTTGTATGATGTTATAACTTTAATCTTCATTCCAAATATTTACATTACCTTGTCATGTTGTATTTTTTAATCCAGTCACTGACAATCCATGCAGGGATCAGCGCCTTGCCTGCTTTCTGACTTGCCTTTGTTACATCCAGTTTAGATGCTGTGCCTGTTCGTTCCTTATAGAAATTGTTAAGTTTGCTACTTGTACTTGTTGTAAGCCAATGTCCTACAGGGACGGTCCATCCTGTTTTTTGTTTGTTAATAATCTCGCTAGGTAGTATTCCTGCATAGGCTTTCTTAATAAGAATTTTTGTATCGTTTTTATCTGGCCCTAGTTTCTTATCTGTGTGTATACTCATGCAGTATCTCATAAAAGTTTTAGTTGCTAACGGAAAACGTCCTTCCATACTGTAGGCCATACCGTACTTGTCGTTTCTGCTGAACATCTCTTCAGGTACCTGAGCAACACAGTCTAACGCCATATGAGAGCCTATGGGATCATTCGAATTCCATAGTTCACCCTCATAACATTTTTTAAACTCTTTCAGTAGTATGTCATCACTTACAGGGTTGTCTGTAAGTTTCAATGGACGTTTAATTCTATTAAGCCAGAGTTTTAAGACATCGTCCCAACTTTCTATTTTTGTTTTTCCTATTTGTTTCTGTAGCCATTCGGGATTTTTCATCTTCCAATATTTTGGATAGCCTGCTAAAATCTCATCACCCATGTCTCCAGCAAGTGTAACAATTATATCATTATCTGCTAGGAACTTGTTGGTGTAGCAGTACATAGACATACTAGGATTGTATACAGGTTGCTCCATGTAATATATGCTGTCGTCCCACTTGTCTATAAATGCCTCTGGCGTTATTACAACTTCTTTATGATTAAAATTATTTTGTGAGGCCAATATATTGGCGCAGTTAGCGTCACTGTTGTAGTCCTCATCTGCTTGAACATTTGGATTCATCCTGTTTGTAAATGTGTTTGCTTCACCTTTTATCTGCTTTAGTTCATATGCAACAACACTAGAATCTAGACCGCCACTCAAGAACACACCAATCTTCCTTCGCCCGATAGAACACATTTCAACTGTTTTGTGTGCCATGTTTCTAAACTCTTCTATGTTGAAATTTTTGTCACCTGTTGGTTTGATATGCACCCTGTGTGTTTTTATTATTTGTTTTTTTGCTATGTCATAGATTATTGTCTCTCCGGCCAATAACTTTTTAATACCAGTGAAAAAAGTATTACGCAGAGCATTTATTCCTGTCCTTGCCATGAAACTTACTGCTAGGTTATCCATTTTCCTGCTTCCCGGTACCTTGTCAAGCATTCCTTTTATTTCGGATCCGAACACCAATCCTTCTTTAATTTCAGCGTAGTACAATGGTTTGATACCAGCATGGTCTCTAGATAACCAAAGTTGCTGTTCATCCTTGCGGTAGTATGCAAAGCCGTGCATTGAATCTATCTCGTTGATAAAGTCTAGACCAAATTCGTCTAATCCCCAAGCCAATAATTCTGTATCACAGCCAGTGATACCTGCAAAACCTTTCCCATTGTATTTTTCTTTTAATTCGTAGTAGTTAAAAATTTCACCATTGTACACCAGTGTGTTACCTTTGGGTGTCTTCCATGGCTGTATAGAAAGTTGTGGGTTTGCCATTATGCTTAACAGGTTGTGACCCAGTGTTAATTTATGGTCAGGATCCCACCAGACCTTGTTGCCGTCGGGTCCTCTGTGTTCACATGTCTTTATAAACTGTTGTATAAATTCTGGATTGTGTTCAGTTATACCGTATATGCCGCACATTATAATCCTAACTTTGTTTTATATCTTTTAAACACTGTACCGTCTCTGATTTCCTTTTCACTCCATAATTTATACCCAAGGTCATACAACCATTGAGTTCTGTCAGGACGTTCCGGAGTTTCGATATTGTTTAGATCTTTGTTTGCTACTGGCCAACTAATTGCAAGATCTGAGGTATTAAAGGTAGGGATTCCACGAACGCAAGAGTCGACACCGGCAGTAGAATTGTGAGTAACAACAGCATGAATATTAGTTATTGCCTCTTGGAAATGGAATCTGTAGTACTTTTTCTCATCTCCTTGGAAATATTTTTGTCCTATAATAACCTCAACATCGTCGGGGAATTCGCTCATTCGTTCTTCTATGTTAACAACATGATTAGGATGGGGCCTCACAATAAATTTTCTATCTGTTATAGGTCTTAATTTTTCATACACGCCATTGAACCATTTTATAGGATCGAGATCGTTCATGCTCCAATTATCTTTAGGTTGTAGAACAAACATAATAGGATCATCTTGATTGGATTTCCTCCATGGTTCACTCTTAACATTCCATCTAGATTTGGCCGCTTCCCATCTGTCAGAGGGTGAGCCATCGCTTAAAAAGTCACCGTTGTTCATGGGTGAATATAGTGATACACGCCAGTGATGTTCAGGTCCATGCACATTGCCAAAACTAGAAAGCAATCCACCGTCAAAAGTTATTATGTATATGCCCTTCTTCTTTGCACGTTCAACTAGATCTAATCTTCTACCTTTCGTGTGATGTCTTTGATTTGTCCCACCATAACCAAACATGCAACCAATCGGTGCTGTTGGTTCCATCTCGTTTGCCTGCCAAGGTCCGACCATGTTTTCATTGACAATCACCGGTTCGTCACCGCATGCCTTCACACCCTCGGCCATGTATTGCAAGAGATCCCAACTTGCTCCCCTACGTCTGTCTTTTACTGTCCTTCTAAATATTTCAACTTTCATCTAATACTTTCCATGCATATCCGCTTTTTATTTCATCTGCTGTGAACTGTCCATACGCCATAGAATGGTATAATGGCTCCCTTTCCATATATTTAGGTGTTTCTATTTTTGCGAAATCAGTTTCTGATATAGGTGCACATGCATTGTGCGTATCTGTAAAACAAGGTATGCCCCTCGTAGTTGCTTCTAAAGTTATATTTGAATTGTATGTGACAACTGCATAAGCATTGTCCCAATCAATCGGTCCACTAGGTTTTGTATTGTCCTTGCCTGTTACAATATAACCCCCGTCTTTGTTCAATCCAATGATAGGATTATACCCTTTGTTCTTGACTATGATAGGTCTGTCGGTGTTTGCCTTCAGTGTTTCTAGTGTGCGATCAAGCCAATCATGCACTCCAAAAAATTCTTGCATGGCGTTGGATGGTGGACACACTATTATATTTTTGCCATCTTTCTTCCATGGATTTATAGGCCACGGAAAAGAATTTTTAAAACGATCATCGGGTCTATTCTCTTGCCAGTTCTTTAGATGATTGTTTTTTACTATTTTTGTATAAAAAGGAGCGTTTCTTGTCTCCCCCCAATATGGTCTATCCATGTAGTAGAAATCTATTTTATTTTGCTGAGCCCATTTGTAAACTAGATGTGTGCCACGTAGTATACCAAACAGCACTGCTTTCGTGCAGTCTGTCTTGTTAACTATCTCGGTAGACAATAATTTTTGAGCATCTGGCAAACCTTGTACGGCCCAGTCTACATATTTTTCAGTGAGTTTTCTGTTAGTTCCACTAACGTAAATCATGGGTAAGTCTCTTGATATCTTCATTAACCATCAAAGCAATCATGTCTTTGAATTCAGTTTTAGGTTCCCATCCTAATTCTTCTTTTGCTTTTGTATATGATCCATGCAGTGCATGTACTTCCGCTGGACGTTTGAAACGTGGATCAGACTCAACATATTTTTCCCAATCTTCTATGTCGGCAGTTCTAAAAGCATGGGTAAGTAATTCTCTAATAGAATGTTGCACTCCTGTGCATATTACATAGTCTCCAGGATCTTTCCGTTGTACCATTGTGTACATAGCCTCAACAAAGTCACCAGCAAATCCCCAATCTCTTTTCGCATCTAGATTTCCTAAAGTAAGTTTTTTTGCTAGTCCTAATTTTATTCTAGCAACTCCGTCTGTAATTTTTCTTGTTACAAATTCTTTTCCTCTAATAGGTGATTCGTGATTAAACAGTATTCCATTAGAAGCATGTATGCTGTAACTTTCTCTGAAGTTCACTGTCATCCAGTAAGCATAAAGTTTTGACACACCATATGGTGAACGTGGATGGAAAGGTGTTTCTTCGTCTTGCACACCTTCTATGTTTGCATTTCCATATAGTTCGCTTGTACTTGCTTGATAAAATCTTGTAAGTGGATTTTGATTTACTATTGCATTAAGTATGTTTAGTACACCTATTCCGTTTACTTCACTTGTCTGTTTATTAAGTTCCCAACTGGCACCAACGAAACTCTGTGCGGCCAAGTTGTAAAATTCATTGGGACGTAGTGTTCTTACCAAATGATTCATGTTGGCATCATCTGTTATGTCGCCGGTTATCAGATCAACCTCGTTTTCTATTCCTAGGTAATTTAAATTTGATAGATTTGGATTGCTATACCTTTTTACCAAACCATAAACTTTGTAATCTTTTTCTAACAGATGCTTGGCTAGGTAAGGACCGTCTTGTCCCGTCATTCCTGTAACAAATGCAATCTTTTTCATTTAATGTAATTATGGTTGTTTACGCTGGTGGTACTTTTTTCCAATAGTCAACATTCTGTACGTCAACTTTTGCATTTGGGTTTAGTCGCAGGTCTTTTTTCGTTGAAGTTTTGTTTGCCTTTCTTTTACCTTTGAAGTGGTCCATGTAAAAACCAAGTTCGCTGTTTACGAACACGTGGTGTCCTTTAACTCCTTTCCAATATCCTATGTCATGTACTTTTACATTCTTTTCTTTCCTGTATTGTTTAGACAGTTCCCAAAACACAGCAGAATCATGCCATTCTATCAGTTTGAAAACATTTCCTGTGACATACAGTTGTTCCCAGTCGTTAACAAAATTAAGTGTCTCAGGGTGTTTTAGATTGTATCCAACAAAGCCGCATTCTGGATACACGCCGCCATCACCGAGCGTGGGATTTTCTCTACCTAGGTAAGTTAACATTGTGTCTTCGGGTAGAATGTTTGTTAAAAAATCTAGAGGCACAGGTCTAAAAGTAAATGTATCAGCATCTAACCAAACAACATAATCATAATCTTTTGAATTACGTACAGCGTTGACAATACAGAATACTTTGTTAGAGAATCTTACTGCGTCCCATAAAAAAGAATCTTTGTCCTTATCAAGTCCTGTAAGTTTGTTTGACCTACGCACCCCACCATGGATAGTTTGTATTTTTCCATTAGCAACTGGGTCGTCTTTATATTTGTTTTTGAAATTGAAAAGCTCCGGCTCAGCCGTATTTAGGTCAATGCAAGTTATCTTAGGATCTACATCTGCCGGCTTTGGTTCTTCGCAGTAGAGAAAGATATCTACACCCCCGGGCAAGTTCTGTACCATGGAATGTATTCCACGTTTTGCAAACTGTTGCCATGTTCCCGGCTTGTATGATGTGATTAATTTAATTTTCATTGTTGAATATTTAAGTTGATGCTGTTGCCATCCATAAATATTTTTCATGAAGAATTTGGTCATTCAATATTACATAGACATTAATCTGTATGATAATCCAAAGTTCAATGGTATTACTTCAAACACTGTAGAAAAGTATTCAGAACATAGTTTTCGCAAATATTGTTCTAAATTTGGACATGATTATTTACGTGTTACAAAGCCGGTATTTCATTATACCCATCCTACGTGGGAAAGATTTGACCTTTGGTTTAACTCCGAGTGGTTAGACAAATATGATCAGGTATTGTATGTAGACACTGATGTATTTGCGTTAGATCACGCACCAGATATATTCGCAAAATATAATAACCTTACAACATTCAAGTCTCCAGCTTATGGAAAATATAGAAAAAATACTCCAGCAACTATAAAGTCAAAGTTCAAGGATACAATATTACACGATTGTAATCCTACTAAAGTAAGTGATACATTTTTCCAAACAGGGGTATGGATGCTTACTAGAGAAGCCAGAGATAAAATGATGCCGTGGGTCAACCGTTATATGGAATTTGACGGACAGTGCGATGACGGACAATTTTTAAATTGGGCAGTGATACAAAGTGATGTGGGATATCAAGATATGGATCCAATGTTTAACGTAAAAAATAACGGATTAAAGAAAAATTGGAAATACAAAGATACATTTTTTTTACATTCTGCAGGTGGAGACAAGTATAAAGAAAACTCAAAAATACACAATTTTCTTAAAGAAACATTTCCTGAAGTTAATCTAAACGATTAATTAGATCCGATACATTTACATTAAAGTTTATAAGGTCGCTAAATCTTTTGACGCCTTGTGGTTTCTTGCCGCCTTGCATCTTTATTGGCACAGTATTGGCTAGATAAAGTTCGTGTTTTAGTCCTAGATGATGAGATAGTATTGGATAGACTTTTTTGTGTATCATTTTAGGATCTTGTATCTCAATAACTTTTGTGCCGGGACTACACCACAATAGATTTACTAATCCTGCACCGTGTGCCGCAACAATATGAGTTGCCTCGGCGAAAGTTTTCATTTGCTCTTTTATAGTCATCTTCTCTAATGCCACTGTTTCCCATCCTTTTAGTGCTAACATCAACTCGTCGGAGTTTATTATCTTTCTTGTTTTTGCACCAGGACGTAAGACCACAATTTTTCTATGAGGTTTTACATCTTTTAATTCCGGCCGACCTTTGAAATGTCTTAGCCATTGTGCGAGATGAGGAGTAGTAACTCCGTCATTTGAATTACTTGCACTTGGTACCAGCAAATGGGAGAACTGCCATGTTTCATTTTTTGGCATGACCAGAACTTTAACTTCCGGGAATAATTCTTTAATACATCTTTCTAAATATTTGCTTTCGTTTGCCAACACATAGCAGTATCTTGTAAAATCTGTTGACCATCTCTTTTCCATTAACCTAAATTTAGATATTACATCTATCCATATGTGCCATGGATTACCTACACTGTTCTCGTCAATGGGCAACCATACGTAGTGATATTTTTCATGAAAGTGTTTACTAACAGGTGGCAGATCGACTTGTACTTCATCTCCCCAGTCCTTCCAAAGTTTGTGTGATTTGTAAGGTTTAAATTTACGTTGATGTGTAAGCGACCAAATATGATTGGTAATAAGTTTTTGTCCCATGGTTGCTAAAAGCGGACAACTATGTACTTTGCAATTATGAAATTCCGCAACAAAAGTTGGTAAACTTGTAAAGTCTGGATCTATGTCTTCGTGATAAGGTACAGTGTAGTTGTAACTGTTGTCAACAGTTTCCCATCTGTCTAAGAAATACTTGATTGAATCAATGTTCTTCATGTTGTAATTTGCCTATAACTATACTATAATTATAGAGTTATGCCTACCAAACTATTCATAAATGGATGTTCTTTTCTAACTTATAGACCAAAGGACAATGTTCTCACACATTGTGGATTAGAATTAGCAAAACTAATGGAAGTAGACGTTGCCGTGAATCTTGCAGGCGGAGGAAGAGGATCGAAGAGAATGATGTGGACAACCAGGACTTGGTGTGAGAAATTCCCCGAAGAAGCAAAAAAATGTTTCTTTCTTATAGGATCAAGCGGTGGAAACAGATTTGACTATCCCACGTGTGACGGATACAAAGCACACAAATTTCCCTCGATGAAAACTACATGGAAAACATGGGATCCAAACAGAGACATGCAAACACAAAATTTTACAAAATACCTTTTTAAGAACGGAATGGACATAGATCAAACTACACAGATCGAATCAATATTGGCATTACTGGACTTACAAGATTATTTCCATAATAAAAAATATCCATATTTGTTTTACAACACATTATCTGATGCAACTATTAAAAATGAAGATATAAAATTTATGTTTGATAAGATACAGAAAGATAGATTTTTTAAACCTGATACTAGTCACTATGACTATACTGTTGAAAACAAACAAGAATGCAAAGCCGGAGATCCACACCCTAGTACAGAGGGACACAAGGACTGGGCAAAACAACTTAAAGAATTTATAGATGCTAACAATCTACGCACCATTAAGTAATAGCAAAAGCAAAGCATGGGAAGTGTTCAACGGTGTTGAGAAGTCATGGCCCGATCAGATCACAAAGCTAGACAATGCAGTAGAAACTGATCCTATTAGTAATTCTATGTTTTGGGGGTTCGTTAATAACAATCTAAAACTTATAAAAACATTAGAAGAACGTAAACAAACTTACTGGTATACAGACACGCCTTACTTTGGCAGATTCGATAACAAAAACTTACAGCCCGACAACCATTACTGGCGGGTATGTAAAAATCAAATACATGCAACGTTTTTAAAAGATTGCAAGGCGGACAGATTTGAGAAGTTTGGTATGCAGATTAAAGCACCAACATTGAAAGGTTCATACATCTTGGTATGTCCTAGCTCAGCCGGCATACACAATTATCTTGAGAACACCAGCTGGACTGAAGAAACTATAACAAAATTAAAAAGAGTGACAGACAGACCAATTAGAATTCGACAAAAGCCCAGGGGCAGGGGAACATCGGGACCAAGTGAGGCGAAGGTGCCTCTATCTGAGGATCTTAAAGATGCATGGGCCTGTGTAACTAGTTGTAGCATAAGTGCTGTTGAAGCCGTTTGTATGGGTGTTCCTGTGTTTTGCGATAGGAAAAGTTTTGCAGAACCAATGGGCAATCTTAATATAGAAGATATCGAAGATCCTTTTTACGCAGGTCCAGAACCATGGTTGTATAGCCTCGCATACCAGCAATTTACACCAGAAGAAATAAGTGACGGTACTGCTGTTGAAATATTAATGGCCAAAGGAATTTTATAATGCCAAAGTTAAAAAGTTACCCAGACGAACATTTTGTGTTCAACGCAAACAACAAAGAAATATTATTTGCAAATAATAAAGATCAAAAAAATTATATTAAGAACAGAGTTGATAGAATATTAAGCAAAGAACCTGAAACAATAAATTGGATAAAAAACTTTTCAAAGGACAGTGTGTTTTTTGACGTGGGAGCCAACATAGGAATTTATACACTATACAGTGCCATCATGCAACAAAATAATGTTTTTGCATTTGAACCACATGCGGCTAGTTACAAAAATCTTTTGGATAGTATTAATCTTAACCAATTAAAAAATTGTAGTGCATATTGTATTGCACTTGGGGATAATATAAGCCTGTCAACAATGCAGGTTACAAATATGCATGAAGGTGTTGCAAGTAATATAGTTGGTAAAGAAGGAAATTATTATCATGGCTGTACGCAACTGCCATTAAATTTTTTAGTAGAAAGGAAAGTTTTGCCACAACCTGATTACATCAAAATTGATGTGGATGGATATGAGGATAAAGTGATAGAAGGTTCTATGAATGTTTTCCAGAATGCTAAAGAAATATTGATCGAGATAGATAACAAGCATATTAACTATGTTGCAATGATAGAGGCATTAGGTTTTAGTCTTAAATCAAAACATAAGCGTAACGATAACGAATACAATTATATTTTTACAAAATGATCGAACAGATAAACGGTTTTTGGGTTCCGTCCAATGACGCACAAATTAAGGACTGGAGGAAAAAAGGTACACCTTATGTGCAAGATAGATGTTTGAACAGTTTTATAAAATACTGTTCACGTAATAAAGTTACACTGAATAATGTTCTAGATGTAGGTGCATGGTGTGGCACTTGGAGTTTGGCCATGCAAAAGTTTGCAACTAATATTAATTCTTTTGAACCAAACAATATCCATTACGAGTGTTTGCAAAAGAATCTAAAAGAGTTTAAAAACATAAAGACTTTTAATCATGCAGTGGGCAGTAAAAATAGTTCAATTAAATTAAGTGAAGAAAGTTCGACACAAAATACAAGAGTAATCGACGAAGAAGGCAATGTGCCTATACGCACAATAGATAGTTTAGGATTAGAAAACGTAGACATGATTAAAATTGATGTGGAGGGTCTAGAAATGGAAGTTCTCAAAGGTGCAACCGATACTTTAAATAATGTAAAGTATCTAATGATTGAATTAAACAACAACAGTAAAAAGTACGGCAGTAGTAACATTGAAATTGAAAAACATTTATCTAACCTTGGATTCCGAGTGTTGATCAAAACTTGGCCTGACATTGTGTACAGAAAGAAAAAAAACTAATAATGTACAAGTACCTATCAAGATTAAATTTCAAACCTACATCTGTATTAGACATCGGAGCATGGAATGGATTTTGGACAAAAAAAGTAAAGAAAATATGGCCCGATGCGGAATACACTTGTATAGAAGCCGGACCAAAATATGAAAAAAATTTAAAATTAATAACTCCAAATTATCATATTGCTGTGTTGGGAAATGAAAATAAACAAACAAAAATTTACCTACGTAAAATTAAAAAAGGGACCAAAGAAAAAATCACCTATACAAAGGGAGCATCAATTTTTAATAACATTGCCTCCGATTGGGAAATAAGAGAGATGAAAACTTTGGACCAATTGGTTGGTAAGGATGCACATTTTGATCTAATAAAGCAAGATGTACAAGGTGCAGAAATACTTGTAATGCAAGGTGCCAGCGAGATATTTAAAAGGGCGAAGTATGTCATTCAAGAAGTGAACATTGAAAAAAACACAGATTTTCCCGAGATGCCTTACGAAAGACAAATGGATGATTATATGAAGTCTCTAGGGTTTAATAAAAGTGAGCAGATTGACGACCACGAAGGACAAATGCAAATAGATAAAATCTATTGGGTTGGATAAAAACATTTTGAATTACGTTTTGTGAGGAATAAATTTAACGTTATTCTTTGCTCTGACTGATTACTTTCGTAACTGTGCCAAGTTTTACCTTGTTGCCCACAAAATATAAATGTACTATTTGGTTGCCACGACGCTTCTTTAACAAATGCATCTTCGTTCTGTGCTGTGTACATTTTAGTGCCAACGTTTTTCTCTGGTGTAATGTAAGTCACACTACTCCAAATTTTATCTAATCCTTCTTGATGTATATAAAATTTATAAGGCAACGGTGGTGTAATTGATAAATGAGCATTTACTCCTAGGTCTTCAAACCATCGGTGATTTGGAAACTGTTTACATAGTGTCTTAGCATTATCTTTCAGTGTCTTGCTGATGTCATGTATTTTATTATAAAATGAGATATTATGTTTAACAAAATCTGCTGGGTGTATCACAACAAGTTTATCATTAGGCACATCTAATTCTTCGCATTCTTTTCTAAGCGTATTGAAATCTTCTTGCGGAAGTGTATCGTTTATTATTTGATGATCCCATGGATCTTGCTCTACAGTGCTTCTGAGACATTTATCTAAAAAATGTTTCCCTATCATGCGAATTTTCCTAACAGTTCTTTGTATTTAGACTCGGAAAGGTCTAGTTGGACAAACGGTCTATGTATGTATTGCCTAGGATTGTCCTCTAAAACTCTAATGTCTTTTGATGCTGTAATCAAAAAAGTGTTATGAAAGTACCTAAGTTTTTTGCCCGATAATACTATGTCTACTCCCGAGCTCTTATCATTTCTGTCAGTGAAAAACCACAAGCAGATAACTTTTTTGTTTTTGTTTATTTCTCTGATATCGTCGTATACCTGGAACGGGATTTTATATTTTGAATCAAATTCTACCCATACCTCATGGGATAGGTCATTTATATTTTCGTAAAGTTTATCATATGTATTACGATCAAACAGTTGCCCTGTGTAGATATGCTCTACCGGTTCTTTAAAAATATGCTGTTTCTTGATGCGATCCCAGTTCATTATGCACTGAATAGATTTATTAATTCTTTTTTCCAGTCATCGCCGTACTCACAATCTCTGTAACCATCGAACCATGGTCCGCCTTCTGTGTAGTGCAGTATTTTTGGTGTGCCGTCTCTTGGTTCCTTGTACCACCCTACCAACCAATTATATTCTAATGGTAAGGATCCGATCTCGTTGTCCTCTAACCAACTGAATCTGTGTAAGAATTTTGGAGACTCTTCATTTAGTAAATCCGGGGTCAATATTTTATTTTTAGGATGTTCACAATTCCAAAGCACCATACTAGACCAATTTTTTCTAGGATACACAGTCTGTGTTTGTCCGTCCATCTTTGTAGTTTCTTTTGGTGTGTAGTCGTGTTGCACACAAACAACTGCTTTAGACGGATCGCAATACTTTATAAGTTCATGACTTGGTATTTTCCAAAGGAAATCGCAATCACAGAAAACTGCCCAACCTTTAAAGTCATTAATGTAAGGTACAAAAAATCTAGTGAATGTAAATTCTGTTGATGCAAGTTTATCCACAGGACGTGTGTAGAGTCCTTGGTCTCTCATTTGTTTTTGTTTTAAGGGAATAACTTCTGCTGATGGGTCTCTTCTCTTGATGCTATGTTCACAAACTTGGTATGCTATGTCCTCTCTGCTGTCGTGTCCTACGTAAACTTTCATTTTCTTCCTGATAATAATTTGTGTATGTCTTGCCAATTACTTACTCGTATGATATCAGGATGTTTAAAGTCCCGGTTATATTCGTGGTCTATTAATATAGGCTTTAAACCGTATTTGAGCCCGGCTAGTGCGTTCTTTGGCTTGTCCTCGACCCAATACAGCCCGGTGTTGTGGAATTCGGCTAATGCTGAATCTTTGTCTGCTCCTGTGCCTAGTATGTGGTAATTGCTAAACACTTGTTCTCCGAATAGTTCTCCCATTCTCTTCTTACGCAATTCTTGTGCCGGCTTATCTGATGTTTGTGATGTTATTGGAATAAACGTCCATCCTTCTGCGTGTAGTAACTTTACCCATGTTTGCGATTCTAACATAGGTCGTTGCGTACCCATCCATGCACTTCTATTAAACTCTCTAATTTCTTTACCCATTTGTTCTTTGGTTAGACCAAATCTTTCTTCCATCCAGTATGTGTTTTGTTTGTCTGGTAATAATCTATAAGGGTGATATCTAGCACCTCTCTCATCAAACAGTGTGCGTTGCAACATCCATTTAGTAAAATGATGTTCCCATTCCAGGAGTACTCCGTCTACGTCTGTGAGTATTATTCTATTATTTGATATCGGCATCTTCCATTCCTGCTACTCTCAGTTTTACAATGTTTGTGATTTGCCATTGTTTCTGATCTAAACCTTTAGTGATGCCTAACCATTGGTTTCGTATCAATGCAAAGTCGTTAATAATTTTGTCCATGTCAACAACATCGTCCTCGCCGTCAACATATTTTTCTGCGTCTCTGCTTGATAATGCTCTGTTGTAATTTTCTAGATATTTCCTAAATGTTTTTGATCGTAATCTTCTTAATTCTATGTTTAGGTATTCTAGTATTGCTTCAAGTTGTTGTAGTTGGCTGAATCTTTCTTCTACTATGCCTGGTAATGAGGCACTTGCCCTTTCAAGATTGCCGTATATTTTGCACTGCTTTCTTGCATCAAGTAGTTCCTTGTCAAAGTATGCAACACAGTCTGGTATCTTATCTAAATTTCTGCTAACTTCGTTGTACCAGTTTATCATTCATCCTCGCTATAACCATCTTCATCCACTGCATCTTCTTCGAACACAGTTGCTATTGCTTCTTCGAGTTTTGGATCGTACTCTGCTGACGCTTTTAATTCGTCATGTTCTACACCGATATCTTCTAAACTCTTAATAAAGTCAATTGCCATATCCAATTTTTGTCTTTCGGGGACGTAATGTATAACTGAGTTCCATAAACGTTCAATGTCTTCGTGTGTAAAGTCGATCATTAGTCTTCTTTTTTCGTTTTTGTTTTAGGTTTTACATTAACTTCAATAGGAGCATCAGTATCTTCTTTTTCAGCGAAGTCTGTTTCTTCTTCAAAGTCTTTCATAAGCATATCTAATTTATCACCTATCCATTGTTTTCTGAAGTCAATGTGTTCTTTACCTGCTTTATCAATGTATTTCAGTCTGTTTCCTTGTTGCACTAGTACACCTTTTTTCTCAAATAGATCAACTAGTCCACTGTATGGGTTCATTCCTGTTTCATATGGAATCTTAACTTGTACCGATTCAAAAGGTTTAGAGTATCTTGTTTTCATAACTTTACAAGCGGCTCTTATACCTCTTACATCTGTGACTTTGTTACCATCTAGATCTTCTTTTAATTTAAGTTTCTTCATTGCAATAACAATCGAACTTGCGTAGATAAAGCCTTGTCCACCTGATATCTTATCATCTGGATCAAACATGTCCTGTGATGCATATGTGTGGTTGGTTGCTATAAGTCCTACGTTCCATGAACCAAACATGTTAACACAGTTTCTCACAAGAGCTGTCAGTGCCTTAGGTTTTCTACCTAGGTCACCTTTCATGTCTCCCGCTTCAAACTGGTTTACGTCTGTTGGTGTAAGCATCATGCCTAATGAATCAATTACAAATAGTACTTTAGGCGCACCTTCTTTGTCGTCTGAGTGGGCTTCTTTGTAGCCTTTCATGAACTCTGAAATAGTTTTAGCTACGTCATCGATCATGGATATACTTAATTTTAGAAGTTTATCTTCCGATGTGTCTACTTTCAATGCTTGTAACCATTTTTCATCTAGTGCATTCTCTGTGTCTATCAGTATAACAAATATACCTTGGTCCTGTGCATTCTTGATAATGTTTCCCGATGCTATGTAACTCTTACCTGCTCCTGATTCACCTGCAAGTACAGTTACTTTTCCTAGCGGAATCCCTTTGTTGAAATCGCCCGTCATCAAATAGTTCAATGCGTAATTTCCTGTGCTGATCCAATCTGTGGGATCGCTGAATCCTATGCCCAGTCCTTGTATTGATTTTGTTATACTCTTTCTAAACTTTGTTGCGTCAAATACTTTTGTCATAATTTTTAGTTCCTTTCTACTATTATATTTGCTTTACTGTCTTTTGTCAAATGTTCCATGTTTATTATCTGTATTTTACCAATTGCCAACATGCCAATACCGTGTTTCTTTTCTAAAGGATCAATGTCATTGTCCTTGCACCAATCGATAAAATTTGATCCAAATATATTTTTTTTATCCTTAAGTGCAATATCAATATCAGCACCGATGTAATGATTATTTTTTGTAGCATCATAATCAAATGGTAAGTCGTCATTACACAAATCCATATAACTTTTTCCTAATTCATTGTATGCTAGGTATACTTCATTTTTTGTTTGATTAAATTGAAACAAATTATGTTCTTTCTCTGTGAGCTTAATTCTCGGAGTTGTTATTCTTTTCTTAGTCCATTGTATAGGTAATTGATCTAGTGTGCTTTCACTTGAACTATGCTCTAATGCGTGTACACAGTGATTTAAATCTCTAATATTTTCTTTTATGTTCATTGGTGCAATTTTTATTAATTTAGTAGGATTGTCAAAGTCTCCGGATAGTTTTTCAAATGCCATGTGTAGTGTGTTGTACAAGTCTTGATCATTCCAATTTATTTGTTTAGGTGTTTTTATAAATTCTGTTTTTAAAAAAGTGTTAATGTTTTTTACAGCGTCTAGCAACATGTCTTTGATTTCGTCACGTGTACGTAAACTAAAAAATGTTCTCATATGATCTATGTCCTCACCGTCGCCTACATAAATGGATTCAATTAAGTTTTTCCATTTGTGGGCAACGGTGTGATCATAAAGATTTATACGAAATGCAGGTTTGCCATCGATCTCGTATAACATTTGTCAGATTATTTTGCTTGTCTTGATCTAATCAACTTCAAGATGTCCTCTGCTCTCTTGGCACTGTCGCCTGCAGGAGCCGCCGTTGCCGGAGCCGCCGCTGGTTGTGGTGCTGGTGCAGATTCCGTAACAGGTGCACTTGCTGGTGCAGTTTCGGTTACTGGAGTTGCTGTCGGTACAGTCACTTGCGGTCTAGCTTGGTAAGCCATTCCTGCAGGTCTGTAATACTGTCCATACTGCTCTAGATCAAAAGCTTCACCTTCTACAGATTTCTCAAATAACTCCTTAATTATTTTTACTTCTGCGTCAGTTGGCTCTTTTGGTCTGAAGTCACCCAGATTGTGTAACCCGTGTGTGTCTACTGCGGCTCTTTCTGCTTCGTCCAGAGCTCTTTCTCTTCTTGACCATTTTGATGTTGAGTAGTCAGCGTAACCACCTTTTGTAGTTTTGTTGATTCTGAAGTCAACACCTTTTACATAATCAGTAGGCATCTCTTCCATCTCTGGATCCAGTAACGCACTTCTAATGATGTTAAAGATCTGAGGTCCAATAATGAATCTTCTGATCGGATTCTCAGGTGTTGTGTCTTCTGCCAACGGATTCGTTGTGACAAAACCTTGGAAAATGTAACTTTTCTTTTTCCAATATTTTCTGCCCATGTCTTCCATGCTCTTGTCTTTGAACCATGGTCGAACTTCCGTTAGTACTGGGCAAGTCTTGCCATACATCTCCATACACGGTACTTGTACCTGTACTGGTCTTGAGTCAGTCTGACCTTTAATACCTGCGAAAGGTAATTTGATCATGTTTCTCTCAGTCCAGAAAAATGTATTTGTTGTATCCTTATCGGGCAAGAATCTAAGTACTGCTTCTGA